AGCGGCGCGTACTTGTCGGTGGGCACCGTGCGCACCGCACGCAGGTGCTCGCCGACCTTGCGCTCGACGCGGTACCAGCCCCGCTCGTCCTGGAAGCGGATGCCGGCGTAGGTGAAGCGACGCAGCACGAAGCCACGTCGCGGGTCATAGGGCTTGAGGCGAACCAGCAGGGTATCGGTCATGTCTCGTTCTCCTCAGCTCAGAGCTGCACGTTGATGGCCTTGGCCACGCCCGGCTCCTCGGCGAACTTCACGTCGAAGCGGAGGGTCGCGACGATCTTCAGCGTGCCCTCCGAGATGTCGCGGTCCGACTCGAAGCGGATGTTCCGCCAGATGCCGACGTGGACGTTCTTCGGGTTGCACAGCACGATGGCCGTCTGGTCGCCGCCCACGCCGAGGTTCTCGGGGAAGAGCGGAATGGGCTGCAGCGGCACGCCCGAGTAGAGCACCGGCGTGTCGTCCTCGAGGAAGCGGTCGCCCGCGACGGTGGCGCGATCTGCCAGCGTGTTGCGGTAGCCGAGGTCCGCGTCGACGCTCGACAGGAAGCGCATCGCCTTCTTGTCGCGCAAGTACTCGCTCGGCAGCGTCTTCAGCATGTCGCGGAGCAGGTCCTTCGTGATCGGCGTGCCCGCCGCGTCGACGACGTTGCTCGTCGCCTGCTTGAGGATGCCGTCCATCGTCGCGAGGAACGGGTCGACGGAGGCCGTGTCGCCGTTGATGGCGACGTCCTCCATGTCGCGCGCGATGGCGTCGGCCAGCATCTCCATGATGGTCTGGCGCAGCTCGCCGCGCTCGATGCTGTCCTCGAGCACCTCGTCGGAGAGGCGCACCTCGGCCTTGAACAGCTTGGCGTCGAGCTCGACGTCGGAGAGGTCGGGCTTCACGCGATCGACGGCGCCGAGCGCGGTGCCCTCCTGGCCCGGGCGCAGCACGCGCGCGCCGAACTTGATCTTCGAGATCTGCTGCTTCGGCGAGGCCATCGGGACGACGGTCGCGAGCTGCAGGAGGACGGACTGCTTGATGAGCAGGCGCATGAACTTCTGCGCCTGCGCGGGCTGGAGCAGACCGCCTCCCGCCGTCAGGTCGGCGAGCGCGAGGTCGGCTTTCTCCAGGATGGAACGGTTGCTGAGGTGGCTCATGAGGGTCTCCTTCCGGCGGGGTTCAGAGGTCGTGGAAGGAGATCGCCTTGTCGACGCTCTCCCGGTCCTTGGGCTTGTTGAGATCGAGCGGCCATCCCACGTCCTCGACGGTGGCCTTCGAGACGCGCTCGGCGGACGCCGCGCTGTTGGGCAGTCCGAACTGCTTCTCGACGCGCCCGAGCCGCTGCTGCTGCTCCTTCACGGTCTCCGACAGCGCGCGGAAGGAGTCGGCGAGCTTCGCGAGCGACTCGTTCACGTCGGAAGCGACCGCTTTCGCCGCCGGGGCGGGATCGGGCTTCGGCTCGGCGGGCCTGTCGGTCTTCGCAGGCACCTGCTTCGCCAGCTCCCCGAGCCGTGCGAGCGCCTGCTTCGCGGCGGTGACGTTGGCCGCGAACGTCGCGGGCTCGCTCTTCACGCGAGCCTCGACGACCTCGTCGGTCTCGTTCACTCCATCTCCGTCCGTGCGCTCGAGGAGCTGCATGGCGACGCTGCGCAGCTCCTCGGCGAGCCCGGCGAGCCGCGCGTCGGCCTGGTCTGCGCCGAGCTCGCCGAGCAGCTCGACGAGCCCCGTCAGGCTCTCGAGAGCTGCGAGGGCGGCGTTCAGCGCCGAGTTGTCGTCGAGCTTCGCCGTGGGCGCAGCGGGCGGCGACGGCTCGGCCGGGGTGGGGTTCTGGGTCTTGTCGTCGTCCATGGCTTCGTCCCTCTTCACGATGAGAAAGCGGTGCTTGTTGGCGGCGCGGTCGACGAGCGAGACCTCCTCGACGACCATGTCGACGAGGCGATGCACGCCGTCCGCCTTGTGCATTTCGGTCGTCATGCGGCGGCCTCCGGCTGGTGGGTGGCGGTGTCGTCGGGGGCCTGCTCCGACGTCGGAACAGGTGCGGGCTCGGGTACGCGACGTGCCGAGCCGCCGATGGAGAAGCCCGTCAGGTCGCCCGACTTCACGCGCTCCCACAGCTCGTCGGAGAGCACCCGCACCGCGAGCATCCAGGTGCCCTTGCGCACGGTGAGCTCGCCGACAGTGAAGTCGGTGGGCGCGAGGTAGCTCTCGAGCACCTTCACCTGGTCGTTCACCCGCAGGCGATGCATGAGGCCGAGCCCGCCGAACTCCTCCATGAAGCGATGAGCCGCGGCGCGGATCTCCTCGGTCGAGTAGATGTCACCCTGCGCGTCGACCACCTCCGGCTCGAGCACGATGCCGAGCACGTAGCGCTCGTCGTTCGGGTCGAGGCCCTTCACGAGCTGGGTGGTCTTGTCGAAGACGAGCGCATCGAGGCTCGGGTCGAGGGGCAGGTGCTCGCACTTGGCGACGAGCTCGAAGTCCTCGGCCTTGCGCACGGGGTAGTTCGCGACGAACAGACGCATCGCCTGTTTGGCGCCGCCCCGGCCCGAGGCCTCGCGGACCTTGAGTCGGAACACGTGACCGACCCGCTTGAAGGCGGCGACGTTCTCCGGCGTCGGGTTCAGAACCGCGATGAACTTCCCGCGCACCTTGGCGAGCGCGTCGACGAACTCCTCGAGGTCGATGACCTTGTCCTTGTCGAACCATTCGCCGGGGTACGGCGGGTCGATGAAGAAGAACGTGTCCGGCGAGTCGTAGGCCTTCAGCGTCTTCCGGTAGTCCTGGCGCAGGACCGTCACGTCCTTCAGGCGCTCGGCGGCCTTCAGGTACTTCTCGGGGTTCGTAGTCGAGCCGAGGTGCTGCTGCGCGGGATGCGTGCCGTCGGGCCGGCAGTCGCGGGCGTGCGTGCGGACGAAGACGAGCTTGTAGAAGCGCGCCACGTCGTCCTTCGGCGCCATGTCGCGCGCCTTCTGGAAGCTCTCCTCGGTGACGGTCCACTCGAAGCGCCGGCTCAGCTCCGCGACGCGCTCGGGCGTCATCGCCTTGATGGTGCGGTGGAGGAAGACGACGTCCTCGTCGAGGTCGGCGAGCACCTCCTTCTCGCTCGGCTCCTTGGCGTGCAGGACTGCCGCCGCGCCCGCGAAGGGCTCGACGTAGGTCTTGTGCGCCGGGATGAGCGGCACGATGCGCTTCGCGTAGTGGAACGAGCCGCCGAAGGTGCCGAAGGGCTGGGCCTTCGCGAGCTCGGAGGCGTCGTCCTCCAGCGACCCGTCCCATTCGTCGACGAGCACGGACTCGTCGAGCCCCTTGAGGGTCGGCTCGTAGTTGGCGACGAGCAGCTGCGTGAGCACGGACGAGCCGCCGACGCCGCGCATGGCGGCGATGGTGCGCGGCGTGCGGATCCGCTTCACCCAGAAGCCGGAGTCCTTCACCATCGCGGGGAACTTCCCGCGGATGCCGTAGGTGATGAGGAACTTGCCCTTGAGCGACTTGAGCAGCTTGAAGAAGCGCTCCTCGTCGAACTCGGACTCGCCGACGTCGACGTTGTAGCCGGGGTACGGCGGGTCGAGGAAGAAGACCGTGTCCTTCGCGTCGTACTTGCGGACGACCTTCTCGTAGTCGCCGCCGTACACCTTCACGCGCTTGAGGCGCGGCGCGAACTGTTCGATGCGCTTGACGGTCTTGGCCTCGACGCCAACCACCGAAGGGCTGAAGCTGCGCCCGCGCATCTTCCCGTAGGAGAAGTGGGTCAGGTAGAGGAAGCGGTGCAGCCGCTCGACGTCGTCCTCGGGCTCGACGTCGAGCAGCCCCTTGAAGGTCTTCTCGTCGCCGACCCAGGGCAGCTTCTTCAGCCGCTCGAGGTCCGCCGCCGTGAGCTTCTTCAGCAGCCGGTAGGCGTCTGCGATCTCCGGGTCGGCGTCGTTGATGACCTCGACCTCGGCGGGCTCCTTCGCGAAGAGCACCGCAGCGCTGCCGGCGAACGGCTCGACGTAGGTCTTGTGCGCCGGGAGCATCGCGGCGAGCCGCTCCGACAGGCGCTTCTTGCCCGCGGGCGAGCCCCAGATGGTCTTCTCGACCTCGGCGCCGTCCGGGCGAACCCCCTGGTTGACCGCGAGGATGCGGCGCGCGTGGGCGATGGCGGCTTCGCGGCGGTCAGGCATCGCGCAACGCCTCCGGGTCGGTCCCCCACTCGGGCTTGTCGCTGGAGGGCGCGTTCAGGTCGCGCGGCCAGACGAAGGGCGCGTCCTGCTTGGCCGTCTTGTCCCGGGTCCGCCCGGGCGCGGAAGCAGGCGCCCCGTCCCCGGTGGTCGGGGCGGTCGTCTCGGGCTCGCGCGGCTTCGTGTCGGGCATCCGTCGTCCTCCGCAGAGGCAAAGCCGCCGACTTCGCGCGGAGGGGACACGCTTCGGATCGACACGGCACGGGGCACCCCAGTACCGTGGCTGGCCAGAGCGGAGCCGAGCTCCGCCGATCACGGAGCGCAGCAGCCAATGGCCAAGAGCGAGATCGAGCTAACCGAGGGGGCGAGGCTCGTCATCACGAAGGACGAGCAGGGCCCGCAGGAGGTCTATGACCGGCTGCCGACAGCGCGAGAAGCGTTCATCGTGACCTACAACCTGCCAAGAGCGGGCGGTCCCCTCCTGCGCGCGCTGGAGAGCGCGACCAACCTCAAATCTCTACGGCTTGTCACCAACATCCCAAGCTGGTGGGCGACGTACTGGGGTGACGCGCGCCGGAAGGCTCGTGATGCCATCAAGGAATCCATCGAGAAGCTCAACGGGCTCGCGGCTCGAGACGGAGTCGAGATCTACTTCACGCAAAGGAACCACTCGAAAATCTATATCGTCGATGACATTGGCTACGTCGGCTCGTCCAACTTCAGCGACGAGAGCGCGAAGAACATCGAAGCCGGTGTCGTCATCGAGGACGAGGACGCGCTCGAGGACTTGCAGCGCTCTGCATGGGAACTGCTCAGGTCCGAGGCTCGACTACATCCGACGATCGCCGAGGCGCTATCTGAGAGCCTCGCCGAATGGTTGCGGGAAGAGCTCGACTTCGAGAGCGTGTACGCCGCTACCCACGATTGGGACTCAGCCTCCGCGCAGGAAGGGTTCAAGGATGCCGTCAAGAGGCTCATGGAGTTTGGGGAGCGCGCTGAAGCTGTGTTGGAGGACGTTCGCGACGACCACTGGCCGGCACCGCTCCAGGCGATGCTTCATGAAGCGACGAGCCTGGACGAGATCAGCGAGCTATTGGCCGAGCTAGACTACTCCCACGGAAGCATCCGCTCCTGCATCGACTTCTCGTTCCAAGCCGCCGTCGAAAGGCACATCGTCGACAACTGCTCCGACGAGGACACCATGGAACTCTGGCAGGAGAGCGGCCAACGGGTTGCCGAGGAGCAGTGGGAAGAACTGCGTACCCATGCGCTGAAGGATCTGCGCGCCGTCGTAGACGCGCTTGAGGGCATCAAGAACCGCCTCATCGCGAAGCTTCAGGCGCCGGTCGACAACACGTAGGCCGCGAAAGCGCACTCACACGACAGCCAGCGTCGTGGACCGACAGAGCCCGTGGTACGGCGGGAAGCCGATCCCGATCTCGTTCAACGCGCTGTCGCTGGCGAGCGCACGGAAGTCGCCCCGATCGTCCCGGGTGCCCATCGCCGAGCGCGTGACCTCGGCGAGGTCGGTCGGACCCCCGCCGCCGTCCACGTAGAGCCGGGTGCGGCCCGTCTCGCGATCCTGGGCCTCGCGGACCCACGGCATCGCCTGCTTGATGGCCTCGGGGTCCTCGAGCTGCTCGATGCGGTCGAAGCGCCGAAGGGCGTCCGCCACGGAGAAGGTCTTGCCGTGCAGGTAGCGGCAGATGTTCGTGGTCTGCTCGTCGAGCACCGCCTCGATGCGGTACTGCCGGATGCCCGCCTCGGCGTAGCTGCTCATCTGCGCGTAGGAGCGGCCCTGCGCGATGAACGAGGCGGCAACCGTCTCCCAGTAGAACGGGGCGCGGTCGACGAGCGCGGCGCGGGCGGCCTGCTCCAGCGCGTCGGCGATGTCGTCTCGCCCGAGGCCTTCGTCGAGCCCGGCGGCGACGATGCGACGAGCCTCCTCGCCGAAGCCCTCGATGCGGCGGCCGTACTCGTCGCGGACGAAGTTGCCCTGGGAGCTGGTCACGTGAGCGACGACGCGGCGATCGACGGCGTTGAACTCGGCGCCGATCGCCAGCCGCTGGCCGCGCCGGGCGTCGGTGCGCGTGGCGGCGACCACCTCCTGCGCGGCGTTATTGAATGGCGCTTCGATGCGCGCAGGCACGATCGCCGTGGCGCGGCCCGCTGCGGCCATCGCCTCGGCTACCAGGCGCCGTCTCTCGGCGGCGGTCATGCGCGCCCAATCAACGTCCAGGACTGCGATCGCCTCGCGCACGGCGTCGACATCGGCACGCCCGGTGGCGCGCCGGAGCCGGGCTGCCAGGAGCGCCACGGCGCGATCGAACCCGGCGCGGGTGCCGAGATTCATGGCCTTGGCCACAGGGAGCCGTAGGAAGCGCTCGACGAGCTCGTCGGCGGCGACGCGGGCCTCGTGGACGACGAGGAGCCGATCAGCGGAAGCGGACGTGCCGCACATCGGCGTCCTCCTCGAGCCGCAGCTCGCCATGGGCCACGTGCATCAGCACGCGGCAGAACGTGCAGCGCAGCGCCTTCGAGAACGTCAGGTCGTCGGGCGCGTCGCCTTCGTCGATGTCGAGCCCATCGTTGCCGGCGAGCGCGGGCGTGTTGAACCCGCAGCGCAGGCAGCAGACGTGGTAGCCGACGAGGAGTTTCGTGCGGTCCTGCGGGACGCGGCGGATCTCGCCGCGCTCGAGGCGACACGGACGCTTGGCCGAGGGGACCAGCTTCACGGCCCACCTCCGACGACGAGCGGGGCTCGCCGCCTGGCGCGCACCTCGACGCCCGCCTCCGTGGGTGAGAACACGACGTCATGCGACGCCGAGCAGCGATCGCAGAGCGCGAAGACCAACTGGCCGTTGCGCCAGAGCGTGGTGGTCTCGTCGAGCCCCGCGTGGCGCTGGCACATGCGGCAGGCGATGACGCCGCGCTCCGCGTCGAGCTGCGCCTGCTGCACCCACGCGCGGTGGTGCTCAGGGCGCATCGCGCACCTCGCCGAACCACGCGTCGAACTCCTCGCGCGGGACCTTCACACGCTCCGTCTCCAGGTACCGTCGCGCG